AGAAGCTGAATTGGAACGGCGTAAAGAAGTGCTAAAGCGTCATAATGAAGAACATCCCGATGCTCCAGTGACAGATGAAGCACTTCAAAATGATATCCCACCTCGGATATCAAAGAAACTTGAAGATGGTAAAATTACATTTGAAGAGTTTCTTGTTGAAGCTACTAACTATTTGCGGAAACCAAAAGTAGTTGATAGTGGAGATAAACCTGTTGAAACTTCAAATCTAAGTAAGGTCGGTGGTGGAGATACTCCATCTCAACATGCTAAAACTGAAGATTTTCATCAGAGTTATAAAACTACGGTGTTCTAAATAGGAGGTTATTATGCCTACAGCTGTTGTCGCGCTCGGATCTGATCTCGAGCGTAAAAAGTGGATGCGTGAAGGGCTTATTCAAGCTGCTTCTACATCTTTCTGGGCTGCATACACAGGTCTTACTAAAGACAATGTTGTATTCCAAGCCAATAATGAAAGTGCTGGTGACGGTCATACTGTTGTCTTCGATTTTGATGGTAACCTTTCAGGTAAAGCTATTAAGGGTAAAGAAACTGCTTATGGTAAAGGTGAGCAGAAACGTAAATTCTCTGATAAAATTACTGTTGAACGTTATCGTTTGGTTGTTGATAATGGTGATGCTTTCGATGGTGTAAATATTGGTGATCTGAGTATTACTCAGCATTCTGATTCTCGCCAAAAGTTGGGTGATTTGTTTACTCGTTTTAAAGATCAAGCGCTGTTTGATACAGCTCAAGGTTTTAAAGACGGTGTAGCTCCTACTCACACTTTGCAAATCGATGCATCAGTTACTGCACTTTCTTACCAGGACCTAGTAAATATTGAACACAGTCTTCGTACAGGTACAGGTTACTTCACAGGTACATTTGGTTCAGCTGTTGCTGCCCCACAACGTGCCCCTTTGAAGCCTTTCAAGTTGCAAGATGGTCGTTCAATTTGGTTGATGGTAATTGATCCGTTTACTGCTGCGAATATCAAAGGTAATACTGCTGCTGGTGGTATTATGACATTGGCACAGCATGCGGATTTACGTGGTAACGGTAATCGTGTATTCAAAGGTATTCTTGGTCAAATTGGTCAATTAGTACTTGTTGAAGCTGAAGCATTCTTTGGTACTACTACAACGAATACTTTAGATGGTTCTGAAATCGAAATTGCTGGTATGCGTCAATATGACTTGACTAATACTGCATGGTCTGGTGAAGCTGCTTTTGCAACTGCTGAATACTCTCGTAACCTGATCCTAGGTGCTGGAGCAATGCAGATTGCATTTGGTAAGCAACCTGACTATAAATGGCAACCTTCTCAAGACTTTGGAATCAAGTCTGAGTCTGCTGTCGAATTCTGGATGGAAAGTAAGAAGACTAATCTTCTTGCTGAAAATACTGATTATACACAAGCAAAAGTGGCGAATTTAGATTTCGGCATTGTTTGTGTTGATGTCAAACTGTAAGGAGGTGAGCCATGACTGATATTACTCGAAACGGTTTGTTCAATCAAAAGCGTAAACCTGATATGGCAGTCTTTAATCCGACTGAAGCTCAGATTTTAGCTGTTGCTGGGGTTGCGAACTTACCTCCTCGGTCTATTGTACTAGCAGTATATGCGAATGTCTTAACGGCTTCTACTACTGTTGGTGCTAACGTCTCGCTTCGTGTAGGAGCTACTGCTATTGCCACTAATATGGATGTAGCAACAACAGGCGTTAAAAAAGAGGCTGTTGTAGGTCCTCAATACTTTGCTACTGGTGGTCTAATTGAAGTGATTGGTGGAGCTGTTCCACCTGCCGCTGGCGACCTTGTTAGTGAGTATATTGTTGAGTATATTGAACTGGATAAAGTTACAGGTGAATATACTGCATAATGGGTTGGACCTCTTCGGAGGTCCTTCTCTTATTAAGAGGAAAGTATGGCTACAAGAATAGAAGATATCCTTACTAGAGCTAGAGATACATTATCAGACCCTAAAAAAGAAAGATGGTCTGATGATATGCTTCTTCGTCTTTTAGATGAAGCTTGTAAGATTCTTGTAGAGCATACAGGTTATATTAAAAGTCGTATTTTAGTTCCTTTAATAGCCGATCAAGCTATTTATACACTTCCTGATACAGTTCGTAAAATTACTCGCATTTTAGATAAGAATGGTGTGTCTTTACCATTTTATACGCACGAAGGTGCAGATAAGCGATTTGGAATATATTGGGAAACATTAGTACAAGATCCAGTAGTTGCTATCATTTATGATCGTTTAAAAACAAACGAATTTAAAGTTTACCCAATGCCTGTTACAGTTGACCCAGCATTGGTAGTTCCCACTACTCCTGAATATGGTTTTACTACATCAATTGTAGATGTAGCAGTAACCGGAGTAAATGACCCGTATGGAGTCATCACAGGACTAATTGCTCCTTCTGTAGATTCATTAACAGTTTACTGTACAATGAATCCTGTAACAATCACAACAGTTAATGATACTTTAGAATTTAATCCTATTTTTGATACTGCTTTAAAATTCTATATCACAGGTATGGCTTTACGTAATGATAAAGACACCCAAAACAGACAAGTAGGTAATGAAGAATTAAGTTTCTTTAGAACAGAACTTAAAGCGATTACTAAAGATTCTGCTTCTAATTTTACAATGAGCCCTACTTTTCGTACTGTACCTTATGGAGGAGCTTTCGATGGCTGAGTTACAAAAACAATTAGGTGGTGTAGAAGATTTATTAATAGGTCAAGGTACTGTTGTTCAAAACCGAGGTGGTACCAATTATATTATCACTAAACTTAATGGTAATGAGATACCTTATTCTGGAGAAGGTGGAGGCGCTGTATCAGTTAATGCGAAAATTGACGAAGCCTTAGCTACAGCTGGAGCTGCAGAAGCAGGTTTAATAACAAGTCTTTATAAATTTAAAGCTCCTGCAGTTACAGCTCAAATTCATGATGTAGTAGGGCAAGAATCTAATAATTTTTCTTATCATGGAGATATGCACTTAGGCCAAGCAACTAACCTCCAATATGCTTCAGAAGACATGAGTACTGCACAATATTTAACTGCCGCACTAGCTACAAAAACACCTACAGATTCTATTACTTGGAAAGGAATTACTTTAAGTAGAGTTGACTTTATAGGTTTTAATGATAGTATTTATAAACAAACATTTCCAGAAGGTTCGTATCGTCCAGATTGTACTCCAGTTCCAGGAGATCATTATTTATTTTCTTGTTACATATTAGCTTTAACTGCTGATGAAGCTATTATTTGGAATCGTGATCTTGGAGGTGGCGGAACTTTAGGTCATAATGCTCGCTTATTAACAAATCGAGTTAGACGTATTTGGTGGAGGGGAGTAGCAACAAGTGCTACTCAATTTGACTTTATGGCTGACCCAACTATTGCTTTAGGGTCAGGAGTAGGTTCTGCTATTTATTGGGCACAACTAGGTGGTATTGATTCGTCTGCTATTCTTTATATGGGAGGTTTTCAACGTGAACAAGTTCCTGCAGCTACAGAAGGAGTAGTTGTTACTGGAGATTCTAGATCAAGAGGCGTGTCTGGTGGTATTGATGCATCCAATTCAGCTATTTGGACTCGTTATGCTGAAAGTATTTTACAAATTCCATTTTTTGCAAGAGGTGTTGGAGGAGATACACTAGTTCAGATGGATACAGGTTGGGCAGCAAATGTCACACCTTTAAAGGTAAATTGTTCTCATGTAATTATTAATGGTGGTACCAATGATATAATTAATTTTGTTCCTGATGGAACAGATCCAACAATGCAAACTGCTTTAGCACTTATGCAAGGGGCTGTTAATTCTATGATCACTAAGGCTGGAGTAGATAATTTAATTCCAGTAGTAGTTGCAGTTGGTCCAAATGCAACTACGGCAGCTGAAATAGAGGGTACTACTTTTGGACATGAAGCACTTCGTCAAGCTTATAATGCTTGGGTTAAAGCTACATTTCCACTAGTTTTAGATTTTGATTCTATTTTAGCAGATCCTTACATGCCAAGATCTATTATTAGAGACCCTGATTGGTATGCAGATGGAACACATGCAGAAGTAGAACATAAAGGTATTGCGTCTAAAGCAGTAGGTATCTATGTAGCTACTTGGGAACATTGGAATTTTACAAAGCCTTCGGCTTATCAACCATGGCTAGACAATACTTATATTAATACTTTCCCAGATGCTAAAGGTGTAACTGACGATGGTGGTATGGGTTTTAATACTATAGATGTAACAGGTCTGACAGGAAATGTTTCATATAGGGCAGATAAACGTTGTTATACTCGAACTTTAAAGTTTACAGGTGCTTTAGCTGGTAATATAAATATTCGTTTATTAGCAGATGTTCCGCGATTTTGGATTATTGATAACCAAGCAACTGGATTTACTTTAACAATGCAAGGTATTAGCAAAACAAATGTAGTTTTAGGTGTAGCTACAGCTACACTTACTACTGGCCAACATATTGTATATTCAGATGGCACACAAATATATTTAATAGTGTAAGGAGATTAGAATGGATTCTAAAATACACCAAGTTGCTCAAACAGCTTCCCCTACTAGTTATGGAGCAAGTGCAGTAGCTGTAGTTGGGTCACTAACAGCTAATGATATTGCTATGATAACTGGTGCTATTGTTGCTGTAGCTACTTTTATTATAAATTGGATATATAAAGAAAAGATGTATCAATTAGCAAAACGTCAGGAAAATGCTGATAAATCTATCTGAACTAACTTCTAAGCAAAAAGTTTGGTGGGAAAAGCGGTGGCCTAATTTCCCATTAAGTGAAGTTGCTTGTCCTTGTTGTGGCGAAATAGATTTTGATTTGCCTTTGATTTTAGGCCTAGATAAGTTACAAAAAGCTCGTAACAAGTTTGGAAAACCTTTATATCTAAATAGTTGTCATCGCTGTTGGAGACATAATATATTAGTAAAAGGTGCACCTCTATCAATGCATAAAAAAGCAGCTTTTGATGTAAGTACTAGAGGTTACGATAGGTTTAAAATTTTAGAACTTTTGAAATCTGTAGGTTTTACTACTTTTGGATTATATAAAACATTTATCCATACTGATATTAGACATAATAAGCATTGGTATGGATCAGGAGGTAAAGAAGTATGGAATGGTTAGGAGATTTATTAGGCACTGGTGCATCTATTGCTGGAGGGAGTATTGTAGGTGTTTTAGGTTCTATTACAGGTGTAGTAGCCAAGCACTATCAAGAAAAAGCTCGTAGAGCACATCAAAAAGATGAATGGGTTCATGAAGAAACAATGCATAAACTTCAGATGGAAGCACAAGCTGCAGAAACTGAACAAGAGATTGCATTAGCCTCTACAGAAGGTGCTTGGATAGGTTTAACTTCTTCTATAAATGCAGATATGTTTACAAACAAAGATGCTTCACAATGGGTTATTGATATAAAATCACTTTTTAGACCTTTACTAACACTTATATTATGGATTGCAGCTATTTGGGTTTTCAATGAAATGATTAGTATTCTAAAAGGTCAAGAAGACTCTATAATTTCTCAAGTATATACTTTTGAAGAAGTTAAAGATTTAATTAAATACATGATTTATACAATCTTTTTCTCAGCATCTACTGCAACAGTTTGGTGGTATGGAGATAGAGCTTTAACTCCTCCACATTTAAAACATAGGTAAAGTAATGTCTTTATCTAGTTTGCCTCGTTATGAAAAATATGGAGCTCCTGTATTTATAGTACAACCACACCATATTCCATATGCTGAATATTTCCATCAACATTCAGGCTTAATTACTACCTTAACTGCTCCTACAGCTGATGATGGTTCTTCTTATACTCTACAAGTAGCAAGTATTGCAGGTTTTGCAGCTGGACAAACTCTTCAGGTTGGAAATGGGGTTGTAGAAGATACTCATCCAGTTATAGTAGGAGCTCCTATAGGTAATCTTATTACCTTAGATCGACGTATAGATTTCAAACATGATATAGGTGCAACTGTAGAAAGAGTCTATACTAATATGCGAGATAGAGTAGGTTCAATGGTAGCACCAGAAGAATATATATTAACACCCAATAAAGGAACTATAGTATATATTACAAGATTTCTTATAACTATGTCTCATACAACACCAGGAGACCTTGGAACTTTTGGAAACCTTGCTAAACTTATAAATGGAATATCTTTAAGAATTAAAAAAGATGGTAAATATCATTCTATTACTAATTGGAAAACTAATGAAGATATAAAAGCAGATATCTATAATGTAGATTTTGATACACGATCTAGTGGTGGAGGTACTTATGGTACATCAGGTAGAGGTACTTTTTTAAATATGGGTACTGCTATTGAATTAGATTCAAGAACTGATGATAGGTTAGAGTTATATATACAAGATGATTTAACAGGTTTACTCACATTCACAGTTAAAGCTCAAGGTTATCAAGAGGTTCCAAGATGAAATTACAAAATTTGGATGGTGGGTTAAATATTAGACTAGCTCCTGAATTAATTCAAACTAATGAGGCGATTACTTGTTTA